GTACTATTGCATTGGAAAAATTCCCACAATTGAAATTGCATATCAATAAAGAAAATAAAATATACACAGAATATAACGTATATACTGCTACTGGAAGGCCGGCAAACAGATTCGGTGGTGTTAATTTTGCGGCCTTGAATAGAGATAACGGTGAACGTTCCATGATAAAATCGCGTTTCAAAGATGGAAATATTCTTATGTTTGATTATGATGCATATCATCTAATTTTAGTATCTAAGCTTGTTGGATATGATTTTCCAACTGATATAAATATACATGAATATCTGGGCCGGCAATATTTTGATAAGGTTGAATTGACAGAAGAAGAATATTCTGAATCCAAATCCGTTTCGTTTGAGATTTTATATGGTGGCATTGATGAATCAGTAGCAGAGGCGATACCATTTTTTAGAAAAGCATTGGATTTTATAGATGAACTATGGAAGAAATCTCAAGATATGGGATATACCGAATCGATACTTTCAAAGAGAAGAATATATACAAAAGATTTCAATAAAAATAAGCTTTTCAATTATATTTTGCAAAATTATGAAACGGAACGTAATATTACTGTTATTCAGAAGATATTAAGTAAGATAAAATCATCGGAAACAAAACTTATTTTATACGTGTATGATGGGTTTGTATTTGATATGCATCCCGATGAAAAATTATTGGGGGATGAATTACAGTTTATTATAGAAGATGGTGGGTTTAAAACCAAGAAATTTATCGGAAAAAATTTCCACGAACTTCGAAAAGTGAGGTAATCATTTTTTCTATTATACTTATAAAAAACACGATTAAACGTAGAAATAACAGGAGATTTTAATGAATACGCAATTACTAGTATCGTTTACTAAACCAAATAAATTAGACCAGACTATAGAGCAAATAACAGCGTGTTATAAATTAGCATTTAATAAGGTTTATGTTTTAGAAAATATATTAAATGTAAAAGAATTAATATGTAGTTATAATATTAATTCCGAATCAGAAATTGTAGGAGAAATTCCACAAAATACTATATCAGTGCACAGAAAAAAAGATACTAATACGATATATACTATTAATGCACTTAATTATGTAATCGCTCTTTTGAACGATGGAAAATGCGACCCAAATTTTCCGATGCCCTGGGAAAAATATAAAAACTGCATTTTAGTAACAAATGCCGAGGGTCTAAAAAAGATTGAAACGAAAATACACTCAGTAATGAAAACTGGATAATATATGTTCGACGATTTGAATGTATGCAAAATATGCAATGTTACTTTTACTACCCAATATGCTAAAAATAAGCATCTTAAAACCCACAAAATATCATATAAAAATTATGTAATAAAGTTTTATTATGATGGAATTCATCCAGTTTGCAAATGCGGATGCGGCAAAATCATGCCATTTAGACGAGAACCAGAAAAATGGTTTCGCGATTTTGCTTTCAATCATGCTCCAAAATTATATTATACAGAAGAATATATTGATGCATGGAAAAATAAATGTCAACAAACAAATATAAAAAAATATGGACAATTACATTATACAAATCGTAAAAAAGCAAAAAAAACATCAAAATGCCTATATGGCAATGAATATTACAATAATAGAAAAAAATCGACAGAAACTAGAATTAATTCGTTTTTAAATGGCGTTGCATTTAAAGACAAAATGAAAATTTCGAATTGCTCTCCCGAATTTGATGAGAATGAATATTCTAGTACCAAATTAAAGTATAAATTTAAATGTAATATTTGTCAAAATATTTTTTATGATGATATAACAAATGGTAGATTGCCGAGATGTTTAATATGTCATCCACATCAAAAATCCAACTCCGAAACAGAAATATACCAGTATCTTAAATCTATATATGATGGTGAGATTTTGCGGGGAAATAAAACTGTGTTAGATGGTAAAGAATTAGACATTTATATTCCAGATAAAAATATTGCAATTGAATTCGACGGATTGATGTGGCATTCAGAAATATTTGGAAAAAAAGATAAAAATTATCATTTAAATAAAACCAAAGAGTGTGAAAAAAAAGGAATTCGGTTAATTCATATATTTGAGGATGAGTGGATAAACAAAAAAGAAATTGCTAAAAGCAGATTATTACACATTTTAAATCTGAAAAAGGACAAAAAGATATATGCAAGAAATTGTACAACAAAAGAAATAACATCAAATTTGAAGAATGAGTTTTTACTATTAAATCACATGCAAGGAACAGATAATTCATCAATCAGTATTGGTGCATTTTTTGAAAATGAATTGGTATCTGTGATGACTTTCGGAGCTCTCCGCCGGGCTTTAGGAAATAAAACTTCGCCAAAAAATGAATATGAATTAATGCGATTTGTCACTGGTAAAAATGTTGTTGGAATATCATCCAAATTACTTTCACATTTTATCAAAACATACAGGCCCACAAAAATAGTATCATATGCCGATAGACGGTGGTCGATAGGTAATTTATATGAACAGATTGGGTTTAAGAAAATTTCTGATGGAACGCCAAATTATTGGTATATAGACAATCGACAACATAGATATCACAGGTTTGGATTTAGAAAAAATATTTTACATAAAAAATTAAAAATATTCAATATAAAATTAACGGAATGGCAAAATATGCAACTTAATGGATACGATAGAATTTGGGATTGTGGTTCATTAAAATATTTTAAAAAACATAGCGTTTTCAATTTCGGTTCTATATTTATATGTGATTCAACAATCGGTTACATTTCAGTCAATTGGTTATACTATTTATATAATGACTTATTGATTGATTGATTAACCACTTACTACTTAACTAATGATAATTAAAGGAGAAATATTATGGCTCTCGATTTAAATCAAATAAAAAACCGCTTAAACACACTTCAAAATCAATTTTCAAAACAAGACTCACTTTGGAAACCATCTGGTAAAACTCAAATTCGTATTGTGCCTTATAAGTTTAATAAGGATAATCCATTTATTGAGCTTCTTTTTCATTACAACCTCGGTGGAAAAAACTATCTATCGCCAGCATCATTTGGCCGTCCAGACCCAATAATGGAGTTTGCAGATAAACTTCGTGTAACTGGAAATAAGGATGATTATAAACTTGCAAAAGTGCTTGAACCAAAGCTTCGAACATTTGCACCTATTGTTGTACGTGGTAAAGAAGAAGAAGGTGTAAAATTCTGGGGATTTGGCAAAATGGTATACCAAGATTTGCTTGGTGTCATTGCTGATGCAGATTATGGTGATATTACTGACCCTGCAACTGGACGAGACATTGTAGTAGAATTTATGTCCGCCGAAGAAAGTGGAAAGAGTTTTCCAAGCACAACAATTCGTGTTAAACCGAATAAAACATATCTTACTGAGAGCAAAGAAGTTCTTGTTAAGATTATGGAATCACAACGTCCTATTACCGAAGTATACAAAGAACTCACATATGACCAATTAAAAGATATTCTTGCAAATTGGTTAAAACCTGAAAATAAAAATAAGAAGGTAGCCGAAACTGATGATTCTGATGAAGTAACAGTAGATTCAGAACCAGAAGTACATGCACCTGTAAAAAAGAAATCATCTCCTGTATCTCCATCGTCAAATGCGGATGATATAACAAGTGAATTCAACAAGCTATTTGAGAGTTAATAAGGAGATAAAACATGGGACGACCAAAGAAAAACGTCGCTGATGAATCCATCGGCGACGAGTCCCCCACTACTGACAAACCAGCGGTGCGGGATGAATTAGCTTCTCTTATATCAAAAAATCTTAATAAACAATTCAAGGACGAAGACCAAGTTGCTTGGTTCCTTGACGAACCCGAAGATGCACCAACAGTTGTTACCGATTGGATTTCAACAGGAAGTTCGCTATTAGACCTTGCGATTAGTAATAGGCCAAATGGTGGATTGCCCGTAGGAAAGATTGTAGAATTCTTAGGTCTTGAAGGTACCGGAAAATCTTTGCTAGCTGCGCATATATTAGCAGAGACTCAGAAAAAAAATGGGATGGCGGTATTCATTGATACTGAAAGTGCAGTAAGCATGGAATTTTTACAAGCTATTGGAGTAAATGTAACAAATATGTTATATGTGCCATTGGATACTATTGAAAAGATTTTTACTGCGATTGAAAATATCATTACATCGGTTAGAAATAGCAGTAAAGATAGATTAGTAACAATTGTTGTAGATTCAGCTGCGGGAGCATCAACCGATGTAGAAATGGAAGCAGATTATTCTAAAGATGGTTATGCAACAACAAAGGCCATTTTAATGTCAAAAGCATTAAGAAAGATAACAAATCTCATTGCAAAACAAAAAATTCTAGTTGTATTTACAAATCAACTTAGAATGAAAATGCAAGCCATGGCTTTTTCCGACCCGTATTGCGTAGACCCATTTTCAACAAAAATAAAAATACGATATCCGGTAAAATATTGATGTTTTCCTCCTTTTCTTATACTTATATCTATAGACCAATGTATAAGATTAGGAGGAAGTATTAAAGATGATAAAAACTGAATTAATAAAAGAA